TTGCAGTGCTTGCATAAACCGTTATTACATCTGTTGCTGTAAGAGTTAGACCTAGAGTTAGAGTTGTTGAGTCTCCACCACCAACAGTTATGTCATAAGCCACATAATGCTGGTCTGCTAAAGTTGCGCCAGCTGGTCGCACTGCTACTCTGTAGGTCGCATTTGTACCCAATCTGTTGGCAATTACTAAAGTAGAAGTTACCGCCATCTGACCAGATGGTACAGTGTAAAGCGTTGTATTTGTAGTTGCACCCGGTGCAACTTGACCTAGTACTTTGTAAGCTGTTGGCATTTGATTATGCTCCCATCATTAGGAATGGACTGAAGGACTCCCCAGAAACTGCAGAGTTAACCCATCTTTGGGTTGATTGATTGTAAACTAAAGCCTGAGCGTTTGCTGGACTTGAAACGTTAAAAAGAGGGAGTCCAGTAATTTGAGCCTGAGTAAGAGTAACCACATCGCTACCGCCTGCTGCGTGATTGGTGGCATGCGCACCAAGAGTGGTTGATCGCCAAACACTGGCTGTGCTGTCCCAAGTCCAAGTAATGTCACCAACGGTGAAAACTTGACCTGAAGTTGGGCTGTTTGGGAAATTGATCGCTGCCATAGCTTTATTATACCTTACTCAGAAAAGTCTATGAGGTCCCAAGCAAGCTCTGCTTCGTTCCAAGAGTATGTTAGTCCGTCACTCGGGTAAGCAACTGGTGCTTCCCAGCGAGCGGTCTCTTCGTCAAGTACCCAGCTGTCAAACGGCTTAGGTGCGATAAATGCGTCAAGCTCTGCATCGTACTTGTATCCAAGTCCAGCGTAGTTCTTGCGGTAGTTTCCATTGTAAGAAGTGCGCTTGCAAACCTGACCGCGGAAGTTTCCGTACCAAGTCTCTGGATCGAGATCCTCGATTAGCTCGGTCTCGTCAATACCAACGATTACTTCAGTGACAATGTTGTTGTCATCTAAAAATGCGTAGTGTGCCATTATTTGTTGCCTTTCATTATGCTGCTGCCCAGCTTATGTTGCCAGTACCTGCGGTAATAGTAGTTACTTTATCGCTACCTACAATTGCTGTTGTTCCAGTAAGGCCTGCACCTACTGTTATTGCAAACAATGATGGATAGCGTAGGATAACAACACCTGAACCACCATTTCCGCCACCGACAGCATAGAGATATCCAGCACCACCACCGCCAGTATTTGCAACTCCGTTGGCATTTGTTAGACCTCTGGGTAAAGTTCCAGAACCAATAGCAGAAGTTCCACCGCCACCGACTCCTCCGACTCCGGTTGTTAGAGGGGCTCCATTGTCTAGGCTACCTCCACCTCCGCCACCCGCTCTAAATACCGCAGTACCTGTAATTGAACTTGATAGTCCAGCCCCACCTACCCCTGAAGTGGTTAGCGTGTTGGCTGGAGTTCCTGCAGCGCCAGCTCCTCCTCCACCGCTAGTTGCGTACTGATATACGTAAGTATTACCAGAACCAGTAGACCAGCCACCATTGCTACCTTGGCCGCTAGTTCCATTACCGCCTCTATTAACACTGTCTGATGCGCCTCCACCAGAACCACCGTCGTGAAGAGAGGTAGCCGTAACTCCTTGAGCAATTCCCGCGCCTCCTCCTAAAGCTGTAATGGTGCTAAAAACTGAATTTAAACCCTTTGTTCCACTGTTATCAACCTGAGCGCCTATAGTGCCACCAGCGCCTACCGTAACTGAATATGATGTGTTAATTGCAAAGTTAGTTGTTGAGCTGCCTGAGACATATCCACCTGCACCGCCTCCTCCAGCATGGTAACCACCACCGCTGCCACCACCAGCAACAAGAAGATATTCAAGCGCCAATGGAGGGGCGTAAGTATCATTGCCAGCCAGCATAGAGCTGTAATTAACTCGTGAGGTTTTTAATCCACCAGCCCCTAAAAGTTTGTAAACGCCCATTAAGAAATCTCAACTCCTCCGATGTGGAAGTTGATGGTAGTTGCGGAAGCACCGCCTGTGATAGTCTGCGTTGCGGTCAATACCTGCTTAATGTCAATAATTGTTGAATCATATGCTCCCACAGTGACCGTAGTAGCAAAATTACTTCCGCCTAATCCAAGAGTAAAAGTACCACTACTAGCAGCTGTATTAGTAACAACAATGCTAGTGACCACAGCAGTAGTCGCAGAAGGCACAGTGTACAAAGTTGTGCTAGTAGTAGTAGTCGCAGCACCTCTAAAGAGTGTCTTTGGCGTATTTGGCATTTAGTGTAGCTCCTAGTTAGATTGCTGACATCAGGGTCAGTATGTAGTTTGCCTGAACGTCAGGCAGTTCAATAGCGGTGGTCTCTTTAGAGTTCCAGACGCTTCCGTCCCATACCCAGGTTCTGTTCCCGGATGTGAACTCTTGCCCGTTAGTCGGGTTGCTTGGAAAATCAATTGCTGGCATGGTTTTATTATACCCTATCTAGGCTTAAGCCCAACTTACGTTACCTGTTCCATTTGTTATTGTAGTAACTTTTTCAGCACCAAGTGTGGCTGTGGTGCCAGTTAAACCAGAACCAACTGTAATGCTAAAAGCAGCTGGATAGCGAAGAATTACAATTCCAGAACCACCTGCGCCTGGGGTTAAAAAGGTAGTACTGTAACCAGCACCGCCACCGCCACCGCCAGTATTTATAGTTCCGGCTGTTTGAACTGAACCTCCTCCACCTGCCCCTCCGTTACCAATAGCAGTATTAGTTCTGTAATCCTTATCTGCTGCTCCACCACCGCCTCGGGTTATTGAAGTGCCGGTAATGCTTGAAGCAATTCCGCTACCACCGCTACCACTTGAAGACGAATTTCCCGCCGTACCACTAGCACCAGCACCACCACCACCACCAGAACCGCGGTTTACATCGGGATAAACTCCACCATTACCTCCGGCAGAGCCTTGAAAAGTTGTGCCAACTTTTCCAGATTTATCGCTTCCAGCACCCTCGGGCCCCGTCATGCCACCGCCACCACCAGAGCCACCAGAAGTCGCTATGCCAGTACTTTCATAGCTACCTCCCCCACCTCCGCCATTGGAAGTGATCGTTGCAAAAATAGAATTGCCACCTATAGATCCAGGATTTGTAGTCTCGGCACTCGCCGCCCCTCCTCCTCCAACCGTAACCGTATAGTTTGTAGAACTTGTTAGAGTGAGTGATGGCTCTGCACTACTGCCTCCACCACTTGTCCCTGCTGAAGTTCTGTAACCACCAGCTCCACCACCGCCTGCATAACGACCTCCACCACCTCCACCGGCAATTACTAGGTACTGAACGGAAATGGGAACCGCACCGCTAGCCGCTAAAGTCCCAAAAGGAATAAGCATTACTAAGCTCCTAGGTCACCAACTAGGTAGTAAGCCCCACCCAGTTTGGTGATTGTTGCGCCCGAGAACTGCTTGTTGGTCTTTAGCTTTGCATCAACTGAGTTGATTGTCACGCTAGACCCAGCAAAAGTAATCTGTCCAGCGCCAGCCTGAATAAAGTTAACTGACTCGCCGTTTGCAAGTACATCAGGCACAGTGATTGTAATTGCCGATCCAGTTGAGCGGATATAAGTATTCTCGTCAGTCGAAAGCAAAGTATAGTTCGCCGACTTGTCAGAAACTGTAGTTACAATTGCGCTTGCGTTCATGCTAGTCACTGCAGGACCAGTCGCACCCGTAGGGCCAGCAGGACCAATGTAGTTGCTAGTAGCTTCTACCCAGAAGGAGTCATAGTAAATAAAAAGCTTTGCAGTTGAGGAGTTGAACCATCCATCACCTGTTGTCGGGTCTGAAGGGGCTGTATCGGAAGTTGTAAACTTACCAGCTGGTCCTGTTAGTGCAGGAGATAGTGGAACCCAGAAGTTGTCGTAATAAATGTAAGAAGTACCCTCGGTTGAGTTGTACCAAACATTGCCAACATCCGGGCTTGAAGGTGCAGTCTGAGCAACTTCAACAGAGGCTCCACCAGAAGCGTAATCTAAGCTGTTCCAAGCGGTTGAGCCATTACCGATCTTCATCTGGTTGTTTGTGGTATCAAAACCAATCTCACCAGAAGCTAGTGTTGGGTTGGTCGAGCTCCAGTTAGTCGCGGTGTCTCTGCGAATCTGAATTCTAGTTTGTACTGGCATCAGGCCGTACCTCCGTCGATAGTGTTAGACCACGCTGTGTCATAATTTGTGCTACTTGATTTTACCAGAAAAGTATTTGCTGCTCCACCAGTCGGCACACCCTGCCCCGGAGGGCCCTGAATTTGTCCTGCGTCTAGCCAGTAGTTCGGGGTGCCGAGGCTCCAGATGTAAAGATGACCATCTGCGCTAACAATGTAAGCATCTGCTTCGGTGTTTCCTGTTGCAGGCAAGTTTGCAACTGTTGCAACAGTTCCAAGGATTGTAAGACCTTCACCTCGAGGTCCAGTAGCACCAGTAGCACCAGTATCTCCAGTGTCACCCTTGTCTCCCTTAACGCCTTGGATTCCTTGGATACCTTGAATACCCTGAATGCCTTGCTCACCCTTGTCCCCGCGAGGAATAGTAAAAGCCAAAGACTGAGTTGGTGAAGTTCCTGAAATAGTTACAGATGCACTTGATCCAGCAGCACCTGTTGTTGTTCCAGAAACGCTTAGAACGTTGGCTGGACCGGCAGCACCAGTTGCACCAGTTGGTCCTACGAGATAAAAAGTTCCGTTTGCACTGGGCACAGGAGACAAAACTGTAAGATCAACTGTTTGACCGCTAGGAAGTGAGAAGCTAAAGCCTGGCAGTGGAACTGGTGTTCCAGCTTGGTCGGTAAGTCTGAACTCAACACCCCAAGTCCAGTTAACTGGGTTTCCCTGCGGGTCATCTGTCGCAACTAGGTTTACGCCACGAGTTGTTCCAAATCCACAGATGTAACCATCAGAATCTAGAGTTGCCTCAACAACTGCAGGAAGAATTGTGACAGCTGCAGGATCAGCGCTAGCGTCTTTGATAAATACTGGAGAAGCGGTGAAGTAAACAGCACCTGCTGCTGGGATTGCGTCTGGCTCTGGTCCAGAATCGTTTGAGTCGCCATAAGCGAGAATAAATCTACCGGTTACGGTTCCGTAAGATATATTGGTTGGAATATTTGGCATTGTATCTCTATTCTACCATTAGGCGGTTCCGCCATCGATTGTTTGAACACTTAGCGCACCGTATGAAAGCTGCGACCAAGTTTTTACACCATCGCCAATTTTAAATAATCTGGTGTCAGTTTCTAAACCCATTTCGCCCTGAGCAAGAACTGGATTAGCAGCAGTCCAGTTTGCTGCTGTGTCGTTTCTAAGCTGTATTTGAACTGCCATTAGACAAGTACCGCATTCCCGCCCAAGATTGGACTAATTCCACCATAAACACTATTGGCTTTTCCACCATCGAGATTGACTGCAATTACAGATACGCTCTCATTAACCCATAGACTTCCATTATAGACTAAGGCTTGACCCTCGGTAGGGCTGGTCAATTGAACGTCGTGTATTTCTTTTAGCTCAAAACCATTCTGGACCTTGACAAAGATTTCACCATTATTGGCATTTACCCTGGTCACAATACCAATGAATACCAAGTGAGCTGGCGCATAGGGCTTATTTGTTAGTCCGTAAATTAGATTACCATTTGTGCCAAGCCAAACTGGATCTCCAGCTGTTGTGCCATCGGTGTTTAGCCCAGAAAGCAAACCTTCAGTAATTACGTTTACTTTTGCATTAGTTGAGCCGCCCGCCTCTAGCAAACCCATTGTCTTTGATGAGGTTTGCTCTGAAGCATTTGAGGCTTTGGACACAATCATGTTCGTGCCATCTGAAGAACTTACATAAACCGCTTGTCCCTTAGCAATTGCTGCGCCGAGCTTTACTTCATGCTTAACAACACTTGTGTATCCAGCAGAAGGTAGGCTACTAGTCCAGTAAGTATCGTAGTCATCACCATCAACTTTGGCAAGAACCTGCCCAGCTGTACCTCCAGCGGGAACTCCAGGACCGGCTGGGCCTGTAGCACCTGTTGCCCCAGTGGCACCTGTAGCGCCCGTTGCGCCAGTGGGACCGACTAAGCTAGCTAGCCATTGCGCTTCCGTGCCAACGAATCCATCAATAACAGCAACTTGATAAGCAGAAAAACCATTTTGACCCTGAGCGCCCGTTGCTCCTGTAGCGCCCGTAGCCCCTGCTGGTCCAGTATTTCCAGTATCGCCTTTAACGCCTTGTTCACCTTGAGGTCCTTGCTCGCCCGTTAAACCGCGTTCGCCTTGGATGCCCTGAGGGCCAGTTGCTCCCGTGTCTCCTTTATCGCCTTTTACTCCTTGGATACCCTGAGCCCCGGTGTCACCCTTATCGCCTTTTAAGCCTTGCTCGCCCTGGATTCCCTGAATACCTTGATCACCGGTATCGCCTTTGTCACCCTTTAGACCCTGTTCACCTTGAATACCTTGGATACCTTGCTCGCCGGTATCTCCCTTATCTCCTTTAACACCTTGGATACCTTGAGCACCAGCTGGACCTTGAGCACCATCTTCGCCCGGCTCTCCTTGGGGTCCTTGTGGGCCAGGGGCTCCATTAGAACCAGAGCCACCCCCACCAGTTTTTTTGTCAATGCGTTTAATTTCACGCTCAACTGTGTCACCCCACTCCTCCGACTGCGGAGGTAAATTGGAGTCTGGGAAAATGATCATAGTGCTCCTATTCTATCAGTAAAAAGGAAACCCCAGCCGTTTGATCGATGCTTTCACATTACAGGGACGGTTCTGGGGTATCAAAGAAAACCCGCCCCGGAACATAAGCTCAACAGGACGGGTCTTCACACACAACAAACAGCGAAGGAGAGAGACGCTGCTCTTTTATTCTAGCACACTAAGGTAAACTCTCGTGTATACAACTTCAGAGTGTTTTCCTGCATATTCTGACACCGAGCTAAGTGTTGTTCTTCGCCCCTCCCTTGGAGCGTGAATGTACAAATCGTTCCCGATGTAAATCCCATTATGGTAACCGTAGCTTGAGCCGTTGTGCTTAAAAGCCACAATGTCTCCCGGCTTTGGATCATCAACAATCCTGCCTGATTGAATCTGAGCGGTCACGGAGTGTTCTAGCTCTACTCCAAAATCTGAGTAAAACCACATCACCAAACCTGAGCAGTCCCAGCCATCTGGCGTAATCCCAGAAAAAACATACCAAGTCTTATCGACATATTTGTTTAGGGATTGGATTCTTGATTGCATTAGTTCTGCCCTGAGCTCTGCTTGCTCAGTTTCTTTCATATCGATCAACAAATCAATAAAAGATTGTTGGTCGCTCTCCTGTAATGGTTCTCCTGTTGGGCTTACCGCATTTGCAGTGATTCCACAGGTTGTTAGTGTCAATGTCATAGCAACGATTGCTAATATTTTTTTCATAGTGACCTTACCTTTCCTTGCGTTAGTACTAGGGTCATTTTTGAGCTATTCAGTTATCTTAGTAAAAAACCCCCACACAAGCAAGCGCCTATGTGGGGGTCTTTTATTTAGTTCTTAGGAACCTGCTCCTGTTGAAGCAATAGTTCCGGCTGGAACGAAGAATCCACCAGTTGCGGTGTGGCGGATTCTCATCTGCCAGTCGTCGTTCTCGAAGGAACCGTAGTTCTCTGGAACCGCTCCGCCACCTGCGTAGGTGCCAGCAGCTGCCTTAACACGAAGCTCAGGAGTCTCGTATCCACGAAGGAATCCAAGTACAACGCTTGGGTTTAGGGTTGCTGATGGGGTTGGGATTAGGAACCAGTAAGCTCCAGCGCCAGAGTTGATCTTGGTCAACCAGTCGTTCACAACGATAGTGATCTGTGAACCGATTGGGTTTCCGGTGATTCTCTTTGTTGCGACCGAACCAGAAGTGGTTGTGGTCTCAACGCTGGTAACTGCAAGAATCCTGCGGGCAGTCATCTCAAGTGCGCGTGGGATTACCAATGCGAACTGAGTAACTGGCTGGATTAGCTTGCCGTTGTACTGCTGTAGGTTAGCTGCTTCGATAGCCTTCTCTAGGTTCTCTAGAGTTAGAACTAGGTTGCTTGCTAGAAGGTTGTTGTTAGCTGACTTGAAGTTGGTGGTGTTTAGACCTCCAGAAGCAACAAGCTGCTTGGTAACTTCTTCGTCTTCCTTGCCGGCAGCCTTCTGAGCTAGCTCGATAGGTAGACGCTCTAGAACGGAGATGTTGTTGTCGTTGACAACAGCTTCCCATGAGAAACGAATTCTCTGTCCAGCCTTCTTTACTGCGAAGTCTGTCTCAGTTACTGAGAAGAATCCAGCAGTTGGGTACTCGTCGTACTCGCCAACGGTAGGAAGTGAGCCGTCACGGAACTTGTCGCCCTGGTTGTCCATGCCCTCATCTTCGTAGCGAAGGTTTAGGTACTGCTGCTTGCGGAAGTCATCTACAAGGATACGAGTTGCGAACTGGTCCCAAACCTTTGGAAGGGCCTGGTAGTTCTCAAATAGAATCTTGTTGATGGTTGGTGCAAGCTGCACAGGTAGGTCGCTAGTTGCGATACCTTCCTGAAGCTTGATTCTGTCATTGCGGTCTCCGCGTAGCGCACCTTCAAGAAGTTTCGCTGCTTCGACCTGACGTGGGGTAACGTTTTCAGTCATTTTACCTATCCTTAGTTCTGAGCCAGACGAACAACAACAGTTGCAGTCAAGACCTTGGTAACGTGTCCCATTAGCTTTGCGCTAGTTGAAGACTCCTGGGCTTCTGGAATGATTCCGCTAGTTGAGTTAGCAACTCCGTAAGCCTTCTGGCCTACGTCGAATGTGTCACCTGACTTGAACGGCATCTCGAACGCGCCGTTTAGCTTTAGAGTGGCATACTTGTTGCCGTCCTCACCAGTTACGGCGGTGTTCTGTGCTACACCAACAAGGTCTCCAACCTTCACAACATTGCCTGAAACGACAGAGGTGTGAACTGGGAAAACGAGCTCATTGGCATCCTTGTAAATCTCGTTAAGAGCCATTTACTTTTTCCTTACTTTCTTACGCCGGCAATGCGGCTGGTGATAGAAGCGAACTCATCTGCTAGAGATGTGCTCTTTGCTTCTTGGACGGTTCCAACTACAAGCTCAGCCTCTACAGCTACATCTGCACGAATAGCGTCGGCGTAAGCCTTCTCTTCTGCAATTAGCTCGTCAACTGACTTGGTGTTGGTTTCGGACTTCATTGCCTCGGCTACGCGTGAAAGCGCAATCTTTGGCAGTCCTGATTCGTTGAACTTCTCTGCAACCTCTACTGGATCGATAGCATCTGCAACTTCTTCTTCTACTACTTCGTCAGTTGCTTCTACTTCGGCAGGGGTAGCTGCCTCTACAAGAACCGAAACCGATTCCCGTAGTGGGCTTAGAGTCTCAACGAAGGTTTCTTTGAGGTCAGCAATTGCTGCGTCAAATTCTTCCTTGGTAATAGACATTCCATTTCCTTCCGTATCGGTTTCAGCCACAAATTCTGCAGCTTCACCTATTCGTTTGTAGCTTTCTAGTAGAGCGACGAATTTACCGCCGGCTCCGGCTACTGTGACCACATCAACACTTGTGAGGGGGTCCTCAACAAGCGATTCAATGATTGGTCCCTGCCGACCCTCTGCTTCGCCTTCTACAGCGTTGCCTAGAGCGTGGATTGACAACCCAACATCTTCGGCCATCTCAGCAATGATTGGCGCGTAGTGTGAGTAAAATTGAATATCAGCGTAAAGCCCGTTCTCTTGGAACACAGCATCGCTTACAAGTTTTCCGGCAAGCTGGTGAACATCTCGCTCTGGGCGATCATTTGCCTCAATAGCAGATGGGTGGTTCATGAAAACTTTAGTACCAGCTTTAAAAACTTTTGGTCCGTACTCGGCAAGCATAGAAGCACCATAGTAGCCTGAAGATCCCCAGCCTGATTCAATAACTTTAACTTTCCAGCGCTTGCCAGAAACGGAAGTTGTTGATAGGGCTAAATTTTCTTTTAGCTCAAGTGCCATAATACTCCAATAAGTAATTACCTAAAAGTTATTCTACCACATGGGTATTTAAAACTTTTAGAGGTTACTGTCTCGAAGTTCGTTATCGCCATCTGCTAGTGCACCGACTGCACCAGAATTACCTTGCGATGGAGTTATTCCATCTGCCGGTGCATCATTAGTTGTGCTCGCTGCGTACTCGGTGTTGTTCGGCATCATCACGCCACGAGGCGGTGCAACCTGAACTGGCACAATGTCAAGAATGTCAAGGATTGCAACTCTGAATTCATCAGCCTGCAAGATACCAGATTCCCAAGCCATCGAAAGTGCCTGAACCATGCGGTGTGTAGGCTCAGTCTCGATTGAAGGCCAGCTAATCTCAATATCATTTGGAGCACCCAAGTAGCGCAAAACCCGCTTCATTAGTGAGCTCCAAGACCTTTGACGAACCTCCATAGCCTTCTGGGTAGGGGTGTCAAGAGTCTGTGCGGTTCCGTAAGAACCAGATGAACCTGGGTCTGCAAGCAAGGCAACTACAGATACTTCAAGACCTGCAGCGATCATAGAGGCTAGGGACTTACCGCTTTCGAAGTCGTAGCCAGCTCCAGCCTTTGGCATTGGGATCAGGTCAACATCGCTACCCATAGCTGCGGTTGCACCGACTCGGTTAGCCTGACCATCTGGAACAGCAATTTTTGCAGCAGCGTTAGTGATTCCGCTGCGACCCTTTGAAGAAAGTTTGTAGGCAAACTGAGCCAAAGCCTTAGTCATAATCGCACCGTTCTCTAGGAACTCACGGTATAGTCTGGCCCAAGCAATTACGGATAGAGCGTCGGGTACTCCAAAGGTCCAACCGATTTGACGGTTGAAAGAGTGGTAAAACATTGTGTAGCCGGTGTCAGCAATCTCGTTGACTCCAGCAGAGTTCTGAACATTGGTCGGACGGCGACGATTGCTTGGGTAGCTATCTGTGTAGTACCAGCGGATTACTTCAGTCTCAGCGATCCCGTTCTTACGCTTCCAAGTTCTGCGGAATGCCCAAACAACTTCTTTGTTGTCAGGGTCTGTCATTACTCCAGTAATTTCCTCTAGAGGCACTCGCATAAACTGAGTGTCTGAGTCACGACCAAGTAGGAAGATATTGCCATCTGTGTAGGCAGCCATCTCAAGTTCTTCGTAAGCTTCCTGAGAGAAGATAAAGCGCTCATTTTGTGTGCTAAACATCTTGTTGCGAACTCTGGAATTGACTCTAGGGAAGTTAACTCCACGGCTCCAGACGTAGGATGAACGCAGCTTTGCGCCTCGTTTGATTAGTGGATTGCCAATTGCAAGCTCTCGAAGCTGCATTGAGGCACGTTGTAGATCCTCAAGAAGCATTCCACCGTTCTGGGCTTCATAGATTGGGTTCCAACCTTGATTGTCCAGCATCATGGAAAGATTACTTAAACTTTCAGAAAGTTCGAAATTTTCGGTCTCAAGTCGCTTAAATTGCTCATTTAGAGCAGAAATGTCTAGATTATCTTCCATAAAGTTATTCTATCATGCTTTAAAGCGGCATTCCGCGTCTATCGCCCATCTCAAGCAGCGCCCATGGGTCAAGATTAAAGATAGTTCCCTGCTCGTAATCAGCATAAGGATTGTCAACAATCGCACCAATCTCTCCGCAGGCGTACACTGCAGCATCCAAATTGTCAGGGGATTTCATTCCACGGGAGCGCATGTCATCCTTGGATTCAATCTGGATTCCACCTTTAGGTGAGAACTTAAACTTGATCATCAGCATTTCATCTAGCAGCTTCTCGTCATCAAAGTCAATGTCCAGTACGCCCTGCTGCATCTTCTCTCGCATCTGGTCATAGTAAAGAGCACGAGCGTTTAGCCAGCGCAAGGTATCCGGGGATTTACCAGAACCAATCATCGAGATCACTCGATACTTTTTAGAGTCGTAGCTCGAGTCGTTCATCAGGATGTCAATCACACCGGCACCAATTCCGGAGCCGTCAATACGGACTTCAGTAGCAGCGTTGTCAATCGCAGCCCTGTGAATTCGCCCAGCGGTTTCGGTTAGCGTCACTTTGTTCCAAGTTGAGTGCAAGCGTAGTCTGCCACCACGGTTAATGTAAATGCTGTTGTAGTCATCACCCATGCGAGCAACGTCAACGCCCATTACACAAGGGATGTCCATGTTCTCTGGCAGGTCACAATCGATAGCTTTGTCAATTGCGGTTTGAGTAAAGAACATCGAGTCGGACTCTTCTGGGAACTCCGCAAGAATCTTGCTCTTGAACCTGGAGCTTTCCTCACCCCACTGAGTCTTCATGTCCTCAACCCAGTTTGGCTGAGGCAAAAGCTCACCAAGTTTTTTGGATACTGGCTCACCGGTAAAGTTTGGCGTATCCATCGCGGAGATCGTCATCTGATTCCAAGTGTGGTCATTGCGCTTAAAAATTTTCCCAAATGCGCTCTGGTAATCATCAGGGTTAGCAATTGCAAGGATGCGACAGTTCTCAGCGGTTGTGTTAACTTCGGCTGCGGTGAAGATCATCTCAGGGCAACCAACTGCCTCGTCAATTAAAAACAACACACCATCTGGTCGGTGCAAACCTTGGAATGCGCTCATGTCCATGTCGGCAGGTCTGCGCCCAAAGGCAACCTGCTTTTCAATTACGCGCTTGTTTCCCTTTTCGTCATAACCTTCGACTGGGACTTTCCATTCGTCACCTTGGGTAATCTTGCCGGGCAAGTTGTGCTCCACGTAGTGCTTGCGGATTTCTTCCCAAAGAATCTTATTTACCTGTGCGTAGGTCGGCGCGGTTGAAACAACCAGAGAGTTCGGTCCACGAGTTGCAACCCACCAGCAAGCGGCGATGCCCATGGTGTAGCTCTTGCCAGTTGAGTGGGCGCTTTTTACTGCGGTGCGTTTATTGGCAGCAAGCGAGCGGAGCATTTCTTTTTGCTTGGAGTACAGCTCAGCTCCGAGAACTTCCTCTGCCCAAAGCACTGGGTCATCATAGTAAAGCTCTTGTTTGGACTTGACTTTGAGCTCTTTGATTACATTGTCGATTACGTCATCTATCAAGGTAGACCAGCTTTCCTTCGATGCCACAATTTTCCAGAGCTTTTACATTCTCCTCGCCGTAGGCGATCAAAACGCTAGGGCTTCCAGCGGTTCCACCTTTTCCTCCGTCAGGAGTGTGGAAACTTATTCTACCTTTAATAAACAAGATAGCGTCAGCTTCATTCCAAACGTAATCGAAGAAAGCTTTGGTTTCTGTTCTTGCAAAAATTAAAACCATCGCGTTACCGTGCTCAACGACTCTGCGTAAGAACGGAGCCATGCCCGGACCGTAAGGCGGGTTGCACCACACTCTTCCAAACCAATCCTGCGCTAGACCATCGTCTTCAATTGTGAAGTGGTGCTTAGCGGTATCCCATGGTCGATTCAGCGGAGCGCAAGGGTCAAGGTCAAACTCGCCCAAGCTTTTTAAAAGTGCAGGCGGAGTTAGCCAAACGTCAGTTCCAGATACTGTAGCTTCATTTCCTAAACTTGGCATTACTCGTCGTCATCATCCTCTGATGGGCGGAATCCAATGTGCAGTTCCGGAAT